TTTTTGAATTCAAGTTTTTGGTTTAGTCTGGTTCTGTCGCCTTCCTGCATATCTTTATAAGCCATAGGAACAGGCTTGTCTTCATTGACGAGGTAGCGAAGTTTACCATCTTTAGCGACAATAAGAATTTTTTCCAGGTTGTCGGGGTCATAAATTACCTGGTATTGGGTTCCGATTGAGGCGAAGAAATCAGTATCAAGGATAAGGTAGTTGCGTGTTTGACCATTGAGGGAGAAAGTAATACCTTTGTTTGTAAGGGTATTGGAGAACTTATGAGCAACGCCGAAAAGTTCCAGGCGTTTGAGGTCGGATAATATTCTATCCTGGGAGTGGTCGGCAGTAGCCCAGTGTTGATACAAAGAAAGACCGTTTAGTTTTTCACGGGCTATATTGTTCCAGGCGTCGAAAGCAGCAACAAGTTGCTCAATAACTTCTGGTTCTGTGGGAAATTCTTTAGCAATTTTCTGGAGAAAATCTCTGTTAGGCTGGTTCTTAGCGGTGATATTGGCACCGGAGTAGTTGGGGTAATGTTTAAGAACCAGGGCGTTTAATTTAGCGAAGAACTGTTCAATTGTTTTGTCGCGAGCATTGCCCGGAGCAGCAGGGGTGAAATATTCGGCTAATTCGGAGAAGAAAGGCTCGAGTGCTTTGCGGGAGAAGTTGTCGGTTTTGACCTGCCAGGGAAGGACGTTCTGCCAGACGCAGGCGTTACGCCAGGCTTTACGTATAAGCTCTTCGTTTTCGGAGTCGCCGATAGCGAAGCCCATAACAGCGTCGTTGAAAGCATCTGTAACGACGTAAATATATTTACGTTTCCAGAAGTTACGCTGTAGGTGGTTGTCGGCGTTAATTTTTTGGGACTGGAAGTATAGTTCTGCCGGAGTACCGTCTCCAACCCAGAGGTAATTAGGTTTAGAGGGGCGAGAGCGTTTGACAACGAGGTCGAAGTTATTGCGCCATTGGTCAACACCTTCGCGGAGCGATTGGATTTCGTTGTGTGGAATATGATTAAGTATTGTGCGCGGGGCAACAGGTTTTAAACCAGCTTTATCAGCTATATTATTATAAGCCGCAGTTGTCTGGGTAGCGTTATATTGATTAGGTTTAGCATAGATTGATACTATAATATCTTTTGCATCAGGGGTAACTTTTAATGCGTTAGAGTTGGCAATATTTCTATGAATAATGCAGGAGGCCCCCAAATTGATGTATTGATGAAGTTTTTTGACGAGTCTTTGTTCAGAAGCAGGGAGTTTAATGCCAAACTGTTTGATGTGGCTGATAACAGCCTGATAGAACATAGATTTAGACTGGAAGCCGATAGAGTTGATGGCAGCTTTAGACTTATATTGCTTAAGCAGATTAAGATATTTAAGGGCGTGCTTATATTCTATTTTTTGGTAGTCTGAGAGGTATAGGTTTTGTTCGGTTTTATAGGCGTTGATAAAATCATTGTCTTCATTGGCGAGAGTAAGCAGGTTGGTAATGGCGAGGTTGCGGGCAAAGGTATAAGGGTCAGTACCGGCGCAGAGCTTATGTTGAACGAGTATCTGGTATTTTTCTTTTAATGAATCGTAACATATATATATGCAGCCGTTATCTTTGATATGCTGCCAAGATTGTAATTCGCTATTTCTATTACCGGATAAAGCCCTCTTAATATAATTATAGCTTACGCCACAATCCACGATGTCGTCAGCAGAAAGATATAATATGTTGTTAATGAGTTTCACGCTTTGTGAATTATTGATTATAAGTAATGGATTGTTTCGGGTAATTTGTTGTTGGAGAATACCTTATAATTGCAGAGGTGGTCAACGGCTTTGTATTTAGCTGTTCTTTCTTCAGGTGTAAGGTTTTTACAGTCGGGGCAAAAGGAGGCGTGGTTATCAGCGGAGTCGAAGAAAGAGCCACAGATTTGGCAGATAAGAGTTGGTGTGTTGGATAATATTGTGGGTTGATGGTCTTGTATATCGGATTGTTGTATTGCTATAGTCGAAGGGTTTAAGTAGGATTTGTTTCGTCTTTTTGATTTTTCATATCTGCATTTTTCGGAGCATACTAAGGCTTGTTGATAACGGGAAAAGAAAGTATCGCCACAAATAATACACTTTTTTTCTTGTTTTGGGGGTTTATGATATTTTATCTGACATTCTATAGAGCAATAAATTTTTTTTGAATGAGCTGTTTCAAATTGTTTTCCACAACTTTTGCAAGTTACCTTGCGATATGTTTTGTATTTATTTTTTGATTTGTTAGATTGAATAAGGTTAGCCTTGTAAGCACATTTTTGAGAGCAATATTTGATATGTTTCTTATCGGAAAAAAATTCTTTGTTGCATATAGGGCAGGTAGTAGTTGCTCTATTTGTAACATTATCATCAACCGAAGAGGAAACAGATGGTTGAGAAGAAAGACTAGTTATTTGGTTTTTGAGATCGGCAACCTGAAGCTCGTAATCTTTTAGCTTGAGTGATTGTTCTTCTATTTTATTAGTTAGAAAGGATATTAAGTCTGAATAGTTTTTAAGTATAGACATATTAGTTGAATTTTGTTTACCACTAAAAGGCACTGAGGAATTTTTATGGTTAAGTTGCAGATGTTCGGCACGTGTAATAAGATTCCAGTTAGATGTGTCGCAGTTAAGGGTGTCGCCATTGATGGAGCGGAGTATGTTGTTTTTTGGGATAGGTCCGTTTGCCTGTTCCCAGTTGTATCTGTGTAATAGTTCCCATTTGCCAAGGTCAATTCTGATGTATTTATATGGTGTACCAGATTTGTCGGTTCTTTGAGTAATGCAGCCGTTGTATTTGGTATTATGAGGCAAGTGCCCTTTTTTGAATTGAGTTACAACTCCGCCAATAGATAAGCCTTTGGTTCCTTTGTTCCAGGGGTAATGCCTTCTGTGAATTGTCCTTTGTTGTTGCGGAAACTCATAATTAATTGTTAGAGTGGTTGTATAATTTATTAATGCTATCGGCTTTGGGTTTAAGGTGTCGGAGAGGCTTATAATTTAGTAGGTGGTGAAGGCTTTTGATGTGTATATTATTAAGTGTATTAATAGAATCAAGTCTTTTTATCTCTGCACGGTAAAAATCTTTTAATATCGTAGTTATTGCGAGGTTTTTTTCAGAAATAGTTAGTTTTTCACGCAAATTTATACACCATATTAAAAGTACAAGAATTATTATTGTGTTATGAATTTTCATATACCAAATATGTGTATATATTTTACGTAATCTCTGTATTATTATATTGTTTCTGTTCATATATAAAGGCTGTTTTTTATAAAATGTTTAATAATGTTTTATTGTTTAGAGAATTTTTCTCTAATAATTTAGCGAAAAATGTTAAAGTCTTAATATTTTTGATTTTTACGACATTAGAGGAAAACATTGGACTGTCGTAAAGGCATTCGGGGTTTGTATTCCAGAGGGCGTCAGCAATATCTTTTTTTTCGGCATTTACAATTGCGCTTATATTGTCAATGAGCATAGCCTGAAGCCTTGAGTCAAGCTGCCTGTATTTTTTAACTGTTGGCGGAGTGAAAGTAATTGTTGGCATATATATAAGGTATTATAAGTTGTTGTTTTTATCTAAAATTGTTATAAAGGTTAATCATTACTTCTTTCTCTATATAAGTTTTATTGTGCTTTTTAATTGTTTTAATCAAATCCTTTGATAACATTGTATCAAAACGAGATTTTGTTATTTTCAAAATATCACAAACCTCTCTTACTGTGTAATACAATTTAGTAAATTCTATGACGGGTTTTAAAGGCAACTCGTCATCAGCAGTTTTGATAGAATCTGGATATGGTTCAATAGTATAAGGAATGTGTAATTTAGATAAAAAATCAGGCATTTCACTGGTTCCTACAAGATGAGAACATTTTATACCAAGTTTACCAGAATGCTCATAATAAATTTTATCTTCTTCTTCTTTAGATAAGTCGTTTTTAATTAAAACAGGCGGATAAAATTTGATTAAATAATTTGTTGTATTCATATATATAAGGTATTAGTTGTTAATATTTGCTTTAAATGTATTTCTGTGCAAAATGTATTGAGAGACAAAATCAAGTATTTGTTGGTTTGTACGGGAGCCGTTTAGGACGCATTTAATGTAGTTTTTAGAGTAATTCATTCCCTGGCAAATCATAATGTTATAGAGTAAATTTAGTTCGCCTAAGTATAATTGGTCTCCGAGAGCCTTGTTATCAGGGTAAAAGTAAGTATATTTCTTTGCCATTAAAAAAAAAGATGTAATTTTGTCATTAATTCGGCTGCAAATGTAAAACTATTTCTACAACTATGTATGAAAAAACATAAAAATTTTCAACAAATAGTTATATTTTTTTTATTAACATATATTATTAATTGATTATGAATAAATTATATAAAATTAATATTGGAAAAAAAATAAAAGAAATTGCAGAATTAAAAAATTTTTCTGTTAAAGTATTATCACAAAAGTTGAATTTAACACAACAGGCAGTTTATGATTTATATAATAAAGAAAGCCCTAAAACAGATATTTTAATTGAAGTTGCAAATGCTTTAAACGTACCTATTAGTATCTTTTTTGATGACATTATTCCTAAAGATTTACCGAATGATATTTATATTGACAAGCCTCCAGAGTGTCCACGGTGCAAGGATAAAGACAAGATAATATCGTTGCTGGAGGAGAACCTGAAGCTATTAAGAGAGAAGTATGAGCCAGTGCCAGAACCAGAAATAAAAATAAACAAAAAAGTTAAGAGGTCTGACGAGCAGGACTTGAAAAAGACGCAGTTGTAACCTGCGTAATAATAATAATGTCAAAGAACTGAATAATAAATTATAATTAATTATATAAAAAAATGAAAATAAAATTTGCAGACAATATTAGTATTCCTAAAGATAAGATGGAAGAGGAGATATTGCTTAAATTATATGAAAATAATATTATGCTATCCATGATGAATAGAATATTAACATATCAATTATCAAAATCAGAAGGTGGTAATGAGGAGGCATATAAGATAATGTATGAAAAGTTTATGAAGTCATCTATTGATGAATTCATAGTAAAGAATGCTGAATTTAAGATAATTAATGAAGATTAGTATTTTGTATCTTCATAAATATATACAAACAAAGCATTTTTTGATTTATCTTTAAATAAGCCAGTATTAATACTTACAGATAAGCCCATATCAATAGCATTGTTTCTTAATTCATTAAGCTCGGTAATTTTTTCTTTAATTTTGTTGCTAATTTCAGATTTTTCAATTGATTTTTCCATAATAAAATTAAAATAGGATTTATAATTTGTGTATTATTTCGCCGGAAATTTTAAGTGCCGGGTTATAGAAGTGAGTAGGAATAAAGCAAGCTGAATTGTCTTCGATGCGAGTCCGAAAGACCTCAATGTTGTGAAGGATAGAATTATGGTTATTATCGGTTAGGGACTGAGTACGAGAAATAAGGGCGGTGTAATCAGTGCCTTCCCATTGAGCGAGGCAATAATTAATTCTATCAATAAGGTCGAGATGAGTGAGGGCTTGGCTTTGGAATTGGGAATTATCAGCAGAGAGGGCAAGCGACTCTGTAAGGATATGTAAACGGAAGTCTAAATCAGCCTGTTGAGTTTTTTTGCCAATATTGTGCCATACAATAGGTAGGAACTCTATAAAAACGGCGGGGAAAGCAAAGACGTTAGACTGCTGGAGGTATTCGGTGTTATTGTTCCACAGGTCAAAATGCTTGATAGCATCAGATGGGTTGTAATAGTCGTCATCATTTTTGATAGTTTTGAGGCGGGTTATAAGGTCTAAAAAGAATTGTTTACGCATAAGTTGATTTTATTTAAAGAATTTGTCAATTTGCAGGTTAAAAACTTTAATAATATTATTGTTAAGAATTTGAGAGTTTCCGATAAATTGGCGTTGAGGCATTTCGGTATTAACAATAACCTGTTTAGAAAGAGCGGCGGCTTTGAATTTAGGATTGCCTGTTGCGTAGAATTTATACCAGAAATATTTCTTCATTTTTTTAGAAACAGGTATGTTAGCATTAATAGTTCCACCTTCATTGTGAATTTTAGCATAAGGGATGTCGGTACCGATAGTGATAGTTTTTTTATCAATATAAATAGTGTGTATTGAGCCCATCAGGATAGTAGCATCTTGTAATATTTTTTTACCTTTAGAGCGATCAGTCTCTTGTTTACGAGGTATCCAGGGGGTAAAAGCCGTATCAGTGAAACCTTGATTTTCGAATGACTCAGTAAAATGGTTAAGAGCTTCCTGTTCAACAATTTTATGAGCATTATCAAGGAGGTTGCGATAGAAACTTAATACATCAGAGGGATGTTTGCCGAGCCAGTTAATTTTTAATCCCATATTTTAACTGATAATCAAATAATTAAAAAATAAATTTGGAAAATGATATTAAAATATATTATCTTTGCAGTCTGAATTTAAAAAAAAGTGACCTCTGTTATAGATTATGCGAGTTATTCGCCTAAGGACTATAAAAAAGTCACTTTTTTTTATGTACAAGTAAACCAGCCCTCTTGTGTTTATCTATTGTTTCAAAATCTTTATCATTATTAATATTAAGATTATACCAGGAAGTAATATTTGAGTTCATTTTATTATTCAGGTTACAGATAACAAACATAGGCATACCTTTATAATATTTAATATATTTATATACATAATCAGGTTTAGGACCTTCCTGGCTTAAAAATACTTCGTCTGGATTAGCAAGAATATCTGGAATCATATTAATAAGGTTATATCTTGGAATGTCTCCTTGTTTAGTGAGGTGGTTTTTGAAAGTTTTTTTGTTAATAATTATAGGTCTTCCGTTATAGTCTTTGATAATAGCGTTTTTATCATCTATTTTTTCAAGTTTCTCCCACCATTTAAGAGCGTCAGCGGGGTTTGACTCAATAATATCTGGGTTTATTCTGGCATTGTCTTTAATATCTTTATATTTTGGCAATCCATTATCTTTAATACCGAACTTAGCCTCGTTAAGTGAATCTGCATATTTTTTATTAAGCTCAAATATATCTTTAAGAATAGCTCTGTTTTTATCAAAGCCGGTTTTTTGCATTCTGTTCCATTCGTTATCTCCTTTATTATTAATAATAGTTTCTTTAAGAGCGTTTTCTGCGTCGTTTTTGTTAGAGATAGATGAATCGGGAGGCAAATCGGCAAGAGGCTTAATGTAGCATCGACAACCCCAACCGTTGGGTGGCCATATAGAGGTGAAAGCGGAGTCGTCGGCTTTGAAAACAAGGTTGTTAAGTTTTTCGTGAGCTTCTCGGACACGGGAATCGCCTTGAGTTTTGTATTGCCAATAAGGGTAAAGGTCTTTTTTATCGAGGTACTTATGATAATTAGCAGCCTGTTGAGAAGTACGGTAAGCGAGATTATATTCGGTACGGAGGTTGTTTATATCTGTAATCTCTCCAATTTCAGCGGAAACTTTATTTTTGAAGTCGTTGAAAGTTTTGCAACCTGGTAGCAATCTATTTGTAGCCGCAACTTTATCTAAAGACTTTTCAACTGAGAAAGCAAAGAGGTTAGCTTCCATTAAAGAAATGGTAAGCCAGTCGGAGCTTTTGTAGTCAATATTAACATCTTTAGGGTTTCTATAGTCAAGGGTAAGAGTTTTGTCGCCTTTCCATCCTGCAATAAGAGCGTCAATAAGAATATCACTATATGTTTTAAAGTATTCCCATGAGAATTGAGCATCCTGATTGTCCCAGACAAATTTCAGAAGTTTGTCCTGTAACTTATCTAATGGTAAAGAAGCAAGGACGATATAATCATCTGAAAGAGCCGAGCTACAGGAACAGGAATGATGTATAATATGTTCGTCAGTCACTTTTTTTTTTTAAGACTAAGGTTGTTAGCAGGTATTTGAGTTTGTTTTATTCCTGTTATAGGGATGTTATATTTTTCGGCGAAATACTTAGGGTCAATATCATAGTTTTGAAGTAAAACATTTTCAACCTGAGCCATTTCGGCTTGCGTAAATTCATAAGTATCGTCCCAGCTGAAAGAATAACCAGCGACAGGGAAGTTATGCTTAATAAGGAAAGGAAACAACTGGTCGTTAACTACGTCTTTAATCCAGTCGCTATCAGCGAACAATATATTGTCAGCGACACGTTCGTGGACCTGAGCCTGAGACAGAGAAGAGCCGTCATCCATAGTCATAGTCTGTCCGAGAATTGCTTTAGACATTTCAGAGTTAGCTCTAATAACACGCTGGTCGTACACACGGAAAGCATCACCTCTTGTAGATTCAATTAATTGAATAGTTGTGCCGTCAGGAAACAGACCCCATGGAGCAGTGCCCATTTGTTCCATCATATTTTCAATTTTAATATGCTCTTTAGGGTCTCTTGATTGAGTAGTAGCGACCCGAATAGGCATACCGAAAATTTCGCCGAACTGGTCCCAGAAAAGCAACTGATTTTTTTTAGCAATTGCCTGAGGAGCTATTTTAAGGAGCAGACCAAGATCATTATTATAAGATACAGGTATAGACCAATCAGAGAAAGGTGGTATTGTGTAGTCTATACCTTTTTTGGGTTCGTCAGAAGTTTCTCTAAGCAGAACAGAATATTCGGGGCATACGTGCTGTCTTGGTACCAGAGTAAGTTTTTTGAACGAAATAACAGGCTCTGTAATGATATCATCAAACTGTATTAAAGAATGTCCATAGAATGCAGAATCAAGAGAAAGCGAAATAAATTGTTTGAACCAAAGGTTTTTGAATAATTTAGTAAGCTCAGTATTTTCTTTATTGTCTTTAGAGCCAACGATTTTAAAATTTTTAGACATTACGGCGAGCTTTCTGTTTTGAATAGCACCGGTAAGGTGCAGGTCAATCATAACATCGTCATAAATGCTTAACAAATCGTATCGTTTAGGGTTTTCTATTGACAAAGCTAATTGCCAGGCTTGTCTCCATCGGCGTATATCTTTCTGTGTGAGCTGAAGAGTTTGCATTTTAAGATCTGCAACGAGCTTATATGCAGCCTGACTATTCATATTCCTGGCAAGTGTAGCAGGAATGTAAGTATTTTTGTTATTATTTGCGTATTTGTCGTTGATGGTAGTCATATTAATATTAATAAGAATAAGGAATTATATCAGCTTGAAAATAAGGATCAATATTGTTGGTTAATTCAATGAGTTGAATATGTGTCACTCCATCAGGGGTGCAAGTTAAGCCTTGTTCTCCGGGCAGCCAGTTGCGATGATGTTGAACAAGGAGGTCAAAAAAATTAATATAATGGCGGAAATGAGCGTTGTTAAATAACTTTAAAGCTATATCTTTTCTTACCCATGAAAAATGATGCATAGTAATAGCACCATAAAAGATAATAGTTTTGCCTGGTGATAATTTTCTTGCAGGGTCACAAAGAACAGGCCATTCTTGTAAATTGAACCGACGTTGGTCTAATTTATAAATGAAAGGGACATAATAATCTTCCTGGAATGCGAATCTGTGGTTTTGGTCGTGGTAATAAGTGTACATCCGAGTAGCAGAAGAATCAAAATTAAACAAAGTCATAATTTGTTTTGCTTTTTCCATTTCATAAAGTTGATAAAACTCGTCAGTGTCGGCAAGGATAAAATGCGAGCAATTGTTAGCTTTGCATAATTCAATACCGATATTAAACTTATCAGTTTTGTTTTTGATAATATCATTTTTAATGTCAGGAGAAAACAAATAAAAATCATCTATAAAATTTTGAGATTTAAGTTTTGAGAGATAAGGCTCTAAGGGGGTTTTAAGAGAATTGTCAAAAAAGGAAATATTCTGATAAATGACGCATACATAATCAACAAGAGGTTTATGATGCAGAATGTTAGGAAGTAACATTTCAGCGTTGTCAAAAAGATTGTATATATATCCGAGCTTCATATATTAAGTGAATTTTTATATTTAATTTAAAGCGATTAGGCAAAAGATTTTTAGTTAGTGGTATCTATATATTAAAAATTAGAGATATTTAAAATAAAAAGAGTTTAAACAGTATTTAAAAGGGGGTAATGGGTATTGTTGTTTGTTTACATTTACCATTGGTAAGAAGTTTTAGTTTGCGAGCTGAATTTAATAGGGTTGCCGGAGTCGTCTGCGTCTTTATAGGGAAGTCCAGGATTAATAAGTCCTTTGTTGACTTTATCCAACCATTTGATAGTTTCGTCATATCTAAGCTGACGAGTTTCCATTCCCAGCCTTGCCGGAAGTGAGGCTGAAAGATGATAAAGAACTATATCAATCATTTTGATAATAATAACAGGGTTTCTATCGTCTCCAGCCTCATCAAAAATAGAATCCACATCATACCTGTTGCGGAGATATCCGGATATTTCTTCCTGTGCTGCAGCTTCGGCTTTAGCTCTTATGTCTGTGTCAGCCTTTTGAATGACAGCAAGGTCGTCATCGTTAATAAGTGTTTTATAATCGTTGTCAGTTAAAAACATATTTTGATTAATTAATGATTACCACATATTTTTATATTTTCTTTTACCAAGTATAGGCTGGAAAGCCTGAGTTCTGCCATATTTGTTGAGCAGCCATATAGCGCCTTCATCGGCGTCAGGACCGTCATCTGGTGTAGCAGAACCTTTTTCAAAAGAAAGAGTTTGATCAATCCCTGTTTTCATATCAGAATTCTTTTTTTCCTGTTCGCTATAAGAGACAAGACCTCGCTCCCAGAGAGGAGCAATAGCCTGGATACGAGAAAACTTATCAGGTTTTTGTCTCTTGTCGCCTCTGATAGGTAATATATATCCTCTTAGCTTGCCTTCATTATCAAAATCCTCAAAAAACATATCCTGAAGGAAAACATCCTCCATATAATAATCAACAATAACATTATCTGGCAGGGATTGATGGAAGTCGTAGAGCCATTTAACAGCTTCAGGTATTGAGCATTGTCTTACAAAAGCTTTAATACAATGCAGATTAATACCAGTTTTAGCCCATATTTTGATAGCTTTGAAGTCGTTAGAAGTTTTAGGTTTATATGAAGGGTCAAAATAAGCAATAATTTTATCGTATTTATGAAGTGGTAAGGTTTTTTCCCATTTTATCCAGTTTTCTTTGAATACCAATCCTTCAATAATGGGATTGTGAAAAAATTCCCGCTGTGTGGCGTAGTATCCCATAGTTTCAAAGCGTTGCCGGAGCTGTTTTAAGGTGTAATTTTGATGCCAGGCAGGGACATCGTTAACAACAGCATATATTTTTGAATGCCAGATATATGGATTTTTAGGCTTTCCTTCTTCAGTATCTCCGACTATGTTAGCAAGAATAGATTTACGATGAATACGATTACCTACCATAACAAAACGCCCTTCTTTAATAGATATAGCCCCCATAAGAGAGGAGTTAATCCATTTAACAGTTTTAGAGACGCGGGAGGGGTTGAGAACTATTTCGTCATCATCTATATCATCAATAACACAATAGTTAGGGCGTTTTTCACGGTTACGAATACCTCTGGGAGATTGCCCTCTGCCAATTGCAATAAATTCAATACCGTCGAGCGAGATAAACGAACCGTCCTGCCAGTTACCATAATTAAACTGAATGCCAAAGTCGTTAATATAGCGTTGATTATTTTGCATTTCGGCCTGTAAATCTGCGAGCTGATTGCAAGCGTCTGTTTCATTTTTCCCAACAAGTACCATTCCCGTGAGCTGATTGTCAATTTTAAGCCAAAGCGGGATAATAATGTCTGCGTGGACAGATTTGGCGTGTTCGCGAGGCCATTCAAGGACAGCAAAAATATTAGGGTCGGAGGCTATTTTGTTGGCTGCTTTAATATGAAAATCGGCACAAGGCGCTTTTGCATAATGAGGAAAGTAATAATCAACAAAAAAATTATAATCCCGTTTTGCGCGGTTGATACGTTTTTGTTTTTCAGCAGGCGTTTCTGAATAAGGAATTGCGGTAGCCTCTTGTATAGTTTTACAAAAAGCCTGCCATTGTTTATATGCTCTTAGCTCTTGCGACTGACTCATTTTTTAGATAATTTGTTAGAAACATAAATATCCTGCAAGCGATTTATAGTTTTAATCAAATCAAGGTTTACAGCGGGGTCAACATCAATCCGGGAGTTAAGAAAAGAGATAAAACCTCTAAAGGTTTCCATATCGTTAATTACTGTATTACCTTTTTCAAGGGAAGTGATAGTTTTTGCTATTTTAGAAAGCCTGTCTGAAAGATTGTTAAAAGCGTTAGGGTCGTCTTTATTATCAAGAGCCTGGTCTAAAAGGTTACTGATAGACTGTAAAGCTTTGTTAATAAGTTCGGCTTTTGAGATAGTTTTTGCTGCCCTGCGTTCTTTCCATTTATCCTTATCAATCCATTTGCCAAGAGTTACAGGGGTAATTCCAACTCTTTCGCAAATGTTTTTTTGCAGCTCTCCATTCATATAAAGAATAAAGGCGAACTCTTTTTTTTCTGTGTTAATAGCACGACCCATTATTGCAAAATAAAATAAAACGGCTGCAAATATCATATTAAAAAGAGGTAAAATAAAAATAAGAAAACAATAACTTTAAAATTATTAATATTTATATGTAATTATTTAATAGTTATTATAATATAATTTGTTTAAAGGGTATTTTTTGTATTTTCTTTGCAGAAATTTTCATAGAACAAATGCCATATACTTTTATACTTTCTGACGATTCGCTTAATTCATTTGGATTCAGAGTTAAAACCGAAGGAATTGATACTACCCAATTTGAAAGAAATCCAATAATGTTGTGGATGCATAGGAGAGCGGGTAAATATGACGATAGTAACATATTACCAATAGGAAGATGGGAAAACATAAGAAAAGAAAATAATCAATTGTTGGCTGATGCTGTATTTGACGAAAAGGACGAGTTTGCAAAAAAAATAAAAGATAAGGTAGAGGCAGGAATATTAAAAATGGCAAGTCTGGGATTTGAACCTTTAGAGACATCGACAGAGACAGAAAATTTATTACAGGGACAAACAAAGCCAACAGTAACTAAAGCTAAAGTAATAGAAGCAAGTATAGTAGATATAGGAGGTAATGATAACGCCTTAAAACTATATAATTCGCAAGGGCAAATAATAAATTTAGCTCTTGATACGACAATACTACCGGATATAATTAATAAACCAAATAATAACAAAGCAAAAATGAAAAACATTGCAATTAAATTAAAATTGGCTGAAACAGCCAATGAAGGCGATATACTAATCGCAATAGAAAAATTAATAAGCGACGTAAGCGAATTGTCAAAAAAGAATGAAAGTTTAGCTGCTGAAGCAGAAAGTGCAAAAAATATAAAAGCAGAAACATTAGTTCTTGCAGCGATTGAAGCAAAAAAAATCTCGGCAGACAAAAAAGAAACGTTTGTAAAAATGGCAAAGGCGGATTTTGATGCTGCAAAACAAGTTATTGAATCAATGCCAGGAATTGTAAAGCCAACGGACATTTTATCCAAAACAAGCGCAACAGGGACAGAAAAAAAGAAATTAACAGAGCTTACAATTGAAGAAATTGAAATGCTAAAAAAAGAAGATTTGGAAAGCTATAAAAAGCTTTATAAAGCAGAATACGGAATAGATTACAAAGCCTAATTAAATACCGTTTAAATAATATTTAAAATTAATTAACCATCAATATATTTTTAAAAATGAAAAAAGCAATATTATTATTAATTGTAACAGTGAGTTTATTAGTCACTAATTTAGAAGCAGGGACATTTTATTTGCAGGACAAATTTAATGTTGATAAAGTTTTTGTGCAGGAAAGTACAAATATATCTTTGTATAACTGTTCAATAAAAGGAGATGCAGAATTGCCACAAAACCCCGAAGTAAATAAGTTATATTGGTTTGTAAAAAACACTAAAGCTTATGTTTATGATCCAAACTTTGAAAAGTCAAAGCCTCAATATGCAGGTATAGGGTTCGGTTTTATGATGATATTTATGTCAATGGCAAGCTTATTAAAAGAACTATGGACAGGAGAGATAATCAAGAAGTTCAGGCATACGGGGGAGTTTTTAAGCCGAATACCTTCCAGGAATGAATTTGTCAATAATAATACAATACATTTAGTTGATATTGGAGCAGACCCCGAAGTATTAATCAATAATACAACCTATCCTATAGAAATAAATTTCAGGGAAGATGAAGATGTTCCTATTGGGTTGGACAAATTTGACACAACCAATACAGCGGTTTCAGATGATGAATTGTATGCTCTGCCTTATGATAAAAAAGGTTCTGTGGCGGATAATCATAGAGAGGTGTTAGAAGAAAAAACAGCAGATAAAGCTGCTCATAGTCTTGCACCTAATATAAATGCTACATCTACCCCAATAGTTATGACTACCGGCGCCAGCAATGGTGAGTTATATCCAAGAAAAAGGCTGACTACCGCTGATATAATTATGGCTAAACGAAAACTTGACGATTTGAATGTTCCAAAAAAAGATAGAATATTGGTTTTATGTAATGAACATATACAGGATTTATTGCTTATTGATGAAAGCTTTGAAAGGCAGTATAAAGACATTAAAGAAGGCGTTATTTTAAAAATGTATGGGTTTGATATATATGAATACAATAATTGTCCGAAATATGTTGATGTAAATAATGTTTTGACTAAAAAAGCATTTGGCGCTGCAACAGACCCTGAGAATGATCAGGCAGCCAGTTTCTTTTTCTATGCTCAGAGAGCTGTTCAGGCAAGAGGTTCGGTTGATATGTATTACTCAGACTCAAAGACAGATCCTGCAAACCGTCGTTCTGTAGTTGGTTTTAGACTATATCATATTTGTCTGCCAAAAAAGACAGAAGGCTTTGGTGCAATTGTATCTTCTGTTTATACTTATTGATTAGTTGTTTATACTCGCGAAGGTCAAGCCTGGGGTTCGACTCCCCAGGGCGAGACAAAAAAAATATATATGAGAAATGAGGGACAATATATTATCAATCATTACGGGCAACCTTGCATACATTGGCGGGATAATATTGGGAGCAATAAACGTCAGAAGTGTTGCTGAAGCGCTTTTTCTTGCTTTTATTGCGGGAGTGGGCGGAATACTGGGCAAAGAGTTTATATTTTACTTAAAAAGAAAAATTTGCAAAAGATAATGCACACGTTTTCAGAAACATCAAAACAAAGACTTGCAACCTGTCATAAAGATCTGCAAACGCTTTTCAATGAAGTGGTCAGAGATTTTGATTGCGCTGTGATATGCGGATACAGGGGACAAAAAGAGCAGGATGAGGCTTATAAAAAAGGGACAAGCAAACTTAAATGGCCAAGAAGCAAACATAACATTACCCCCTCTGAAGCTATAGACGTAATGCCTTATCCGATAGACTGGAAAGATATTGAAAAGATAAAGCTATTTGGAGCTTATGTTAAGAGCAAAGCCAGAGAGCTAAAAAAGGTGGGTAAAATGGAAAATAGAATAGAATGGGGCGGAGACTGGAAAGGTTTCAAAGATTTTCCACATTTTGAAATAATATAAAAAAAATATAAATGAAATTAACACTTATAATATTAACAATAATAATGACACTTGCATTATATGCAATCGCAACAGATGAAGGAAAGACGGTTAAAGTAACTACCGAACAGGTTGACAGCATATCTACACAGGTAATAGATAATAATACAATACCTGAAGGCGAGAGTGACTGGGGTTGGATAGCAACCATAGCTGTATTAATACTTGAGACAATAGCACGTGTGTATCCAACAAAACGAAACATAAGTATAATAAGCCTTGTAGTAAGGCTAATTAATATAATTATACCAAATCTGAAAAAGAAACAAAAATCGCAGGATAAGCGACGGTTTGAAAATTAAAAAACAGCGTGGTGGAGCAGAGGTAGCTCGCAAGGTTCATGCCCTTGAGGTCGTAGGTTCAAATCCTGCCCACGCAACAAGAAATAATATGAAAAAATATTCGCATATAGAACTGATAGAAAAGGCAAGATATTGTTTTAAGTTGACAGAAGCAGATATAGTATATGCAACAGAAGATGGTTATTGTTTTCTACATAAAAATTATGCAGATAATCATAACAGGACAATTAAAGGCAAAGTTATAAAATTCAATAAAAACCAAATAATTAAAATAAAATGAGCATACCTGATATAAAATTAACAAAAGCATCAGGCTTGGGGAGGCGAGATCCAAGCGAAGACCATATTTCTGGTTTAATATTGCAGGGAGTCCCTACTGATGATATTGCTTTAGGCGATATTGTTACTCTGCAATCAAAAGCAGATGCTGAAAATTATGGAATAGACCAGGATTATGATGATGATAACAAAGTATTGGTATATCATCATATAGAAAGGTTTTTTTATAGAAATCCATCAGCAACCTTATATTTAATGTTGGTAGCAACAACTATAACGCTAACTGATATGTGTGATAAAGAAAAAGAATATGTTAAGAAGCTTCTTGTAGAACAAGGAGGCAAAATAAGACAAATTGGAGTTGGGCTAAACACAGAAGGAAGTTTTGGAGATGTGTTGACGGCAGTAATAAAAGCCCAGGCATTAGCAGAAGAAGAATTTATACAACACAGACCTGTTAATATATTAATAGAAGGCAGAAATTTCAATACCACTGCTACCCTTGCTACAAATTTACGAACATTATTATCGCCACAAGTGGCGGTTGTTATAGGAGCGGATTGGGATATTTCAAATAAAGTCTATCTAAGCGGTTATGATGAGATTAAACCTTATTTAACTTATGCTGCAATAGGTGATATGTTGGGGTGTATAAGCGCTGCAAAAGTAAATGAATGTATTGGATGGGTTGGAAAATTCCCATTAACAAATGCTTCTCTTGGTTATTTTATTAATGCAGGAATAAGTAATGGTTCAAAAATAAGCTCAATAAGCGACACAGACCAAAATACATTACACGAAAAAGGATATATTTTTGTAAAAAATTATACAGGGAAAACTGGATATTGGTTTCAGAGTAGTCCCACTTGTGCGGCTCAGTCAGCAGACGAAGCGTATATTGAAAATGCAAGAACATTAAATAAAGCTGCAAGAATTATCAGAGCAGCCTTATTAGATGACCTTAACAGCCCGATACCCTTAACAGAAGAAGGAAAAATAACACCTACTATGATAGGATATTTTGAAGGAAAATGTACAGCGGCTTTGGAAAATATGGTTAGTGATGAGGAAATATCAGCAGCGTCAGTTTATATTAATCCTGATAAAGTTTTTTTTGAAGAAGGTGAAAAATTAGATATAGTCTTCAAAATAATACCAATAGGTGTTGCAAGAATGATAGAAGGGGTAATTAGTTTAACATTAACATTATAAATAGAAACAAATGGGAAAAACATTAATTAATGGAGTAGCTTATAGTTGGTCTGGTATTAATATGAATATTCTTGGGACCGACATAAAAGGCTTTACAGAAATCAATTATTCTGAAAAACAAGATAAAGTTAATAATTATGGAGCGGGGGTCGAGCCAGTTAGCAGGGGATATGGCAGAAAAGAATATTCAGCAAGCATAACGCTTGAAATGAAAGAAGTAAGACGAATACAATCTGCTATGCCTCCAGGAAAAAGCTTGCTGGACATACCTGCGTTTCCAATTGCTGTATCATATCTTAATGGCAATAAGGTTATTACAGATATAATACATAAAGCAGAATTTACAAATAACGTTGTTGAGACAAAACAAGGTGACTCTAATATTCCGGTTAAGCTTGATTTAATAATTGCAGGTATAACCTGGGGAAAATAATATAATTATGGAAGAAACCAAAATAGCAGAATTAAAAGCCAGGAATGGCGAAGTCTATGAAATAGAGGTAGAAAAGGAAGGAAAAGTTGTTAAAGGCTATTTTAAGAAGCCCAATCTTCAAATAATATCAGCAGCAAGCAAATATGCAAATGAAGATCCTATTAAATCTGGAGAAATTTTATTTGACAGCTGTTGGTTAGATGGAGATATGGAGATGAGAAATGATGATGAGATAAAAGTAGCAGCTATGGGATCTTTATCAAACCTTTTTAAACTATTGGAGGCAAAAATAAAAAAGTTGTAGAAGAAGCTTCTCTTGATGATAGAGACGGCTTCGATGAGATACGGAAAGGGAATGCTTTAATAAGGAGTGTGTTTAAAATAGAACCCTGCGAACTGAACGAAGAGCAATGGGCAGAGTTATTTCAAGAGGCAATATATATTAAGAAGTTGGAAATGGAGTTGCAGAACAAATTACTTTTTGCTGTTTTTGGCTCTCTTAAAGGTATCTAAGAAACGCTCAGGAACTAATAAAACAACACCAAGTCCTATAAGAGCTATAAACCAGAAAACCCAAAAAATAAAACCTAAAAAATTAATTAATAAATCCATAAAAAATATTTCTGCAAATATAATAAATTTTTATGAATGCCCAACAAGTTACTTTTGTATTTAATTTAACGGATGATATTACAGCACCGTTAAATACTATTATTGAAAAACTTGGAGGAGTAGAAGTAAAAACAGGACAAGTAACGTCTAAATTAAATTTGTTTTCAAGTAAAATACAAGAAATCGGAGGGAAAGCATTTTTATGGAATCAAATAGGACAGGCTGTAAGGTCTTTTAATGATAATTTAACCCAGGCAATTAAACCTGGAGTAGAATTTAATAGAACCCTTCAAGAATTGTCAGCCATAACCAAGGTAACAGGGGATGCGCTAGATAAGGTTGGAAATAATGCAAGAAAAACAGCGAAAATATTTGGGTTGGAACCAGCTCAATCGTTAGAGTCTTACAAGTTATTGCTATCTCAACTAACGCCAGAGCTTGCTAAAACGCCAGATGTTTTGGATAAAATGGCGAGAAATGTTGCCATTTTAAGCAAACAAATGGGCGGTAATGCAACTTCAGCAGCAGAAGTGTTAACAACGGCTATGAATCAGTATGGTGTGGATCTGAATAATCCTTTAGAGGCAAGCAAAGAGATGACACGTATGATGAATGTTATGTCGGCAGCCGCAGCAGAGGGAAGTGCCGAATTGCCAAATATAAAAGCGGCAATAGAAAATTCAGGCATGGCAGCCAAAATGAGCGGAGTATCGTTTGAAGAGTTAAATGCCTCTATACAGACATTAGATAAAGCAGGAAAAAAAGGAAGCGAGGGCGGCATAGCTCTTCGTAATGTTTTAGGTAAATTATCAGAAGGACGTTTTTTACCAAAAACAGCAAAAGACGAATTGGAAGCAGCAGGAATAGATGTTAATGCTTTAGGAGATAAAAGTAAATCGTTAACAGAAAGGTTGTCGTTATTAAAGCCTATTATGCAAGATACAGCACTTATGACTGAATTGTTCGGAAGAGAAAATAAGGACGCTGCTGTGGCTTTAATTCAGGGAATTGATTTAACTGAAGAATATAAAAAGAAAATAACTGGTACAAATGATGCGCAAAGGCAGGCAGACGTAATTATGGGGTCTTATTCTGAAAAAATGAAGAGATTAAATGCATGGTTTCAAGATATTGGAATTAGTATTTTTAAAGTAGGTAAATATTTTGCTCCCCTGGTAGGTATATTTACCGATGCTATAGTAATGTTTGCAAACCTGAAGCCTGCATTAAGTGTTTTAACCGCAGGTTTGGTAAAAATAAATGCAAAATTGGGAATTTCTACATTAGCTGTAAATTTATTTTCACGATCTTTTTGGGTTGGAATATATACAGGTATAATACCATCTTTAAGGGCTTTAGGTTTAGCCATATATAATATTCCTATTATAGGCTGGATTGCCGCTATAATAGCAGGCTTAATAGCCTTAGGCACATATTTATATAATACATCCGAAACTGTACGTGGGTTTTTTAAAGGTCTATGGAGATTTATTGTAACATTTTTTCAAAATGCAGGAAAATTATTTTCAGGACTGGGTAAAATAATATGGGGCGCTTTAACTTTTAACTGGTCTATGTTTTCTGAAGGCTTAAGTCAAATAAAATCTATTGGGCAAAAAGCAGGACAAAATTATCAGAAAGGCTTTCAAGAAGGAGTAGCAGATATAAAACAAAAAAAGTTTAATGAAAAAATAGATAAAGAAGCCGAAAAGAACGGATTGACGAGAGAGGAATATTTAGCAGCAGTGAAAGAAGCTAATTCAAAAAATATAACAGTTGCACAATTATTATCTCAAAAAAATAATACAGGATTTAATGCTGATAATTATAATCCAAATTCTATAAGCAATAATATTAACAGCCTAAAAACCACGGCAGAAACTACAGGCGGAAACAAGGCTGAAATAAAAAACAATAATATTAAGATAGATTCTATAATCAAATCGCTGACAATTCAATGCACTACATTAACAGAAGGGGTTCAAAAAGCAAAAAATGTGGTAGCAGACGGATTGATGTCGGTTATAAGAGATGCTGAAACAATATTGTAATGGGAGAATTTAAAATAAATATAACGGATATGATAATTCAGGCTTTCGGGCTTGAAACAATGCGTTTTTATAAAATGCCCAACACAATCATAGAAAGTAAATATAAGTTAATTGACATCTCAAAAATAGGAGAATTGGCTGACTATCAAGGTTCACCAATTATTAGCAGTCTGCAAATAGACGACGCTGAAGATTATCAGTTTAGGACAAAAGGAATGTTTTTTTCAGACGTATTAATGGATTTGAACTTAGAGAGAAATATAGTAAAAACCTCTGTTGATGGATTAGACGGGACTATTAAAGAGTTCATTAGCAATGGCGACTGGCAAATAAATATTATGGGCATACTAATTTCTGATGACAGAACCAAGGGACCAATAGAACAAATTAAAGAATTTACAAGTTTGGTTATGATGAAAAGTTCTTTAAGGGTATCTTCTCCCTTGTTAGAAGCTATACGAGTTTATAGTATAGTTGTAACACAAATTGATTTGCCTAACAGTGGAAATTTGATTAACATTAGACCGTTTAGAATATCAGCATTAAGTGATTTACCAGTAGAATTGGAGGAAATTGTTTAATGTTTACGTTACGTACAGATATAAGCATAGGTAAACTTCGTTTTCAATATGTTGCTGATATTGTAATAGAAAATAGTATCAACACCATGACAGATACTGCTGTTATAAAGTTGCCAAGGAATTTAAAATTAAATAAGGTTAAATTGCAAGATGTTATTAAAACAGGAGATCCTGTAATTATAAACTTAGGATATGACAATGTTATGTTTGAAGAGTTTACTGGATATGTTGTTGGGGTAAAAGCTAATATACCTATTGAAATACTATGTGAAAATGAAATGTATGCCTTAAAAAAGACTAAAATTAATCCTAAAAGCTGGTCAAAGGTTGATTTGAAAAATGTTATAAAATATATAGCGCCAAATATTAAATATAATATGCCTGAAAACGTAGATTTGGGAACTTTTAGAATTGAAAAAGATGACAATACCACAGCCAAAGTTCTGAATAAGATAAAAGAAAATTATAAGCTAAACATCTATTTTAAAAATAATATATTATATGTATATTATACTAACAACTCATTAATGGACAAAACATACACTTATAATTTTCAAAAAAATATAGCAGCAAATAATTTAGAATGGGTAAAAGAAGATGATATAAAAATCAAATTAAAAGCGTTTTCTCATTTAAGTAATAATACAAAAATTGAAATAGAACTTGGCGATAAAGAGCAAGACGCTCAAACAAGAACTCTTGATTACTATAATATATCTCTGAAAACTCTCAAACAAATTGCTACAGAGGATTTGAAAAAATTAAAATATAGCGGTTATAAAGGAAGCATAACAGGTTTTGGGAGACCTTATGTTGAAAAAGGGGATATAGTAATATTGAAAGATGAACTTTTCCCGGAGAGGGCAGGTCGTTATTTTATTGATAAAACAACTGTAAATTTCGGCTCTGGGGGTTTCAGAAGACAATTAGAATTAGGAAGGAGGGCAGGATGAACGATATAAAAAATATGCTCATTCAATTAACTGAAAATAAAGGTATATATAATTTTCAGGCAACAGTTCAAAGTGTTGATAGAGTTAATTCAACTTGTGTGGTGCAGCCTGTTGATGGAGACCCTGTTATTGAGGATGTTTTATTAAAAACGACAATAGACTTAAAAAATAATGGTGTTGTATTTTTTCCTGCTGTAGGGTCCTTTGTTACGGTTAGTACTATTAACGGGTCTAAAAACCGTTGTTATATTAGCAAAACAGACGAAATTGCAGGGATTAGAATAATTAACCGAGGCAAAATGGAGATTGAAAGTAATGGAGAAAATTTAAAGGAACTATTAATTGATATGATAACTACTATATTGAAGATAACGGTAACTACAGGGGGTGTTGTATCATTAACTCCTAACAATGCAGTGGATTTCACCAATTTAGTTTTACGGATAAATAAAATGTTTGCTTAATGACAAAAGACTTGATTATTAAAAACGAGGATATATATATTAAA